GGATACCAAACCAACCGTGCCGGGATCCTCCTTTCGGAAGACCACGACCTCGAGGAGAGCCCTATAAACCGGGGCCCTCTAGGCGACGGGTAGTCCTTAAGGGGAGTAAACCCTTAAGTCCTCTGAGTTGCAACCAAACAGCAGCTCGAGCTGAGGTCAGATTGACTCCTACTTCCACTTCTTAAACACTCATTCTTTTAACAGTTTGAGCACTCAAGATTGGGAGTATGCACGAGTAGAGGCCCGTCCTGCGGGTCGGTCCTCTGGCTTATGCAGCCAAGAAGAAGAGTAAAGATTCTCTAAACCGAAACCTATACGGGTTACGGCCTCGAGTTTCCTCAACTCCTCCTTGGAGAAGTCACGATCTAGAACTCTCCAATGTTCATGGAGAGATTCCGGATCGCTGGGAGTAACTCCGGTCTCGGGGTTTTCTCTTAGTTCCTCCAACTCAAACAAAGTTGAGAGAAGGGGTCCTTTGAGAATTAGCTCGAGATCAGAGATATTCTCAGATCTGAAAGCGGTTCTCGCTGACCGCGGAAATCTATCAAGGATTTCCATGAGAAGAACGGAAAGGTTCATCCCATGTATCTCCGAGATAGAGTTTAGGAACTTGATATAAGACGATTCCTTTCGGTTTCGTCCTCAATCAAGAAAAGCTCACACACGTGAGAGCGGTCAACTCTCATGAAATGTGACGAGGTAGGCGAAAGGGTGATCGGGATCCTCAGAGACGATGTCAATGAGGTCCGTCAGAGCCTTGGGCACCTGCCCCGATCTGAGCTGGTCCTCTCTTAAGCGAATATAACATCGCAAAAGAAAGAACTCAGCAAAGATGCTCCTAAACTTCTCCCTGGGTCGTCCCTGGATTCTTCCAAGAACAGACTCAAGGAAAGCTTCCGAATAGCGGGCGTGATGATCTCCCGGGTTGACCGCCCGGTCTACCAATTGGGCTAAGAATTCGAGTCGGGCACCAAGTCCCAACCCTGTCTTCAAAAGCCCTATAGGTAGGGGACTGATATTACCATCTTTTCTAATTAGCTTGGAAGCGAATTCCAAGCCAAGAAGTCTAGATGGGAAAACGGATTTAGTAGGTGATACCTTCACCCCTAAATTCTTTATCAGTTCCAGATATCGCACAGCTACATCTTTTCCAGCGATGACTACGTCATCGCCGAGAACGAGATAGTCACGAAAGTTGGGGTGACCAGTCTGCAAGGCCGCAATGCGGACCAAGACATGATTGATCATCCCTAGTCTCGCTCATGAAGAGTAAAGGCCCATACCCTGCCCCACCTGGTACTGGATCCTTCCCGTAGGAAGTTTCCTCCCAGGAGGAGTAAAGGTATAACCATAATCCTTCATGAGGCGATACCAAAGAGAGCCAAGATCATCATCTTCGAAAAGATGAGAAATGATCTCTCTCTGAAGCTTGAGTGGCAAGCGATCTGTAGCGGCCGAAAGATCAATAGAATAGATGTCAGTCTTTCCACTGGCAATCATTCTTTTGTATCAATCGAAGACCTTCTCTTGATGGTAGGTACAATCTGAAGAACGAATTCTTCGGAGCATACTTATCATAACGAGGTGGAGAGGCTTTAAACAAGCCTGTACCACCCAGTTCCCGATTGCTACATAACGAATCTTACCCCCAGGCTGAAGGAAATAGGCTAACCGCCCAAGGGCGGGTCACCCTTTCTTATCTAGCTTAAGGGCTTGAACGAAATGAGCAATCTGGGCAGGAGTCAATTTCAGAAAATCCACAAGGTGTGAGGGTTTTGAGGCCCTCTCCCGATGGACTTTCTTGAAAAGGTTAGAATTCTCTATTCAGACGCAGAGTTCGTCAAGGTATGAGCGAACCTGTGAATCTTTGAGAATTGCTAACAGGTCTCCTAGGACACTAGGGAGTCCTTTCCCGAAGGGACCAGAAACTATCCACTGACCCAAGCTTATTAGGCCTGGGTCGAGCAGATATCTCGGACCCTTAAAGAAGTTCTTCCCGACGTATCCTAGTCGGCCTACAGATGGCATACCGAGCTCCGATCAGCACTTGCGCAAGTAGTTGATAACCTCGATTTCGAAATCATACGATTCCTTGGTTTTATCCTCGGTAATCGTAGAGAAATCTAATTTCGCAGGAAACTCAACATACTTGAAGAGCCGCATTATGGTAACGACAAGGACCTTATGGAATAAATTCAAGCTTCTTCATAAGCGAGAAATTTCCAAAAGGTACCCTGGGTAGGTTCCACGACGTCACGTCGTGACCTGCCTTGAAGGGATGAGCTTCCCTATAAGCACGAATGCTTTAAAAGAAGTTCAATCCTCTTTCAGTCGTTCCGCAAGGTGATCAGGATCTAAGATCCTAATCATCTTGAGGTGCACCTTACGAATCAATTCTAGGAGATGGAGAACAACGAGTTGCTCTCTTCCCTCCGGGAATTTGATATAGTGAGGCCTCAGAGGGTCGCCTTTCACAAGGCGAATAAGCTTATTCGCCAAGTGACGGTATTCCTTCTGAGCAGCTCTACGCCAATTAGGCCGCAGGCCTAAGTGATCGCAGGACCTAAAGATCTTGCTTTCACGTCGGAGAGAAGTGGTATGAAGACCACTTCCTCGTCGGTTGCCGTGTGATGTCCCTAAAGGTCAACTCAGGAGGTACGACGTCGCCTTGCGGATGAAAATCCGTAAGCTCGTCATCGTTATC